TAGAGCAAAATGGTAGAACAATTTCTTCTGGGAGAACCTTAAAGGAAGCCATATCTAAATTAAAAGACAATAAGTAATATGGAGAAGAAAGAAACAAAACTTGTAAAAGCATTGAGAAAAGATTTCAAGGAGTTATATGTCAAGGAATACACAACTGGGTGGAGAGAACAAAGGTTTATACGAAACATAGAATTGGGGATTATGTCATTAAAGAACACCGAAAAATACATCTCCGAAGAACTAGACAAAGCAAGGAGAGAATACTTTTCTATGGGAATGGAATACTTCTCTTTGATTGAGGATAGCAATATTTATCAAAAGAAAGGTTGGAAACTGTCTAAGGAAAAAGCCGAGAGATTACAAATTTTAGAGAAGATGTTTAACTTATTAAAAGACAATAAGTAAGATGGAGAAGAAGAGAAGATACTTCGTAAAGATACCAATATACAACATAGGTACGGAATTATATATTGGAGAAGAATCAATACCTTCTAATATGGATATAAAAACCGAGAATCTAGATGGTTGCGTTCAGGTAGTAAAGAGAGGTGAATACCAAAAGATAGTTATCTGGTTAAGAAGAATGGACTGGACAACAGAACACATAGGACTTCTTACCCACGAACTATACCACGCAGTCAATAAGGTGTTCTCAATAATAAAGGTTGAAGATGGGGTTGACGAAGAGTTTTGTGCATACCTACTTCAATATTTAATGGTAGAGTATTCTAAAAAAATAAACAGTAAAAAGAGGGTAAAATCTAAATTAAAAACAAATAAGTAATATGGAGAACTGGAAAGAAAGGTTTAGAAATCAATTTGTAGATACTTATGGAGAAAAAGACAGTAAAGAGTGGAGAATAGCATATCAGCCAATAGAGGAATTAGAGGACTTCATTTCTCAAGAACTAGACAAAGCAAGGGAAGAGGGGAGAAAAGAACTCTTGACCCAACCCCAAACAGAGGAAGAAACAAAGTTAGTTATGCCACCAAGCGCATACGAACAAGCAGAGAAAGAGGGGTATGATATGAGAAAGAAGGTTAAGAGTGAGTTAATACCAGAGGACACCCCAGAGGAGAACGAGGAGTGGAGGAAAAAATGGGAAGACTTATTTAGTTTAGAATATGGGTATTCAACTTGGGGAGAAATGCCAATATATAAAGAGGAACTTTTAGATTTAATTCAACAACTCCTAGAAGATAGGGAAAGGGAAGCAAAAATAGAAGTTCTTACGGAGATATTTCAAACTTGTTATCAGGAAGACAGTAGGACACTAGAATTAGTTGAAGAGAAATTAGCAGGCCTTAGAGATATTTAAGTTTATCTTTTAATGTTATGACAGGCTGTCCAATGTTTGCGAGAAATCCAGAGGGGAATGCCGACTGGAGGGTAGAAGAATTATTTGATGAGATTGATTCGTTTGGGTTTGAGTGGGGTTCTTACAGAGTGTATCGTGAGAATGGGGAATTAAGAATTGATATTTCTATGGAGGACTTAGTTGAGTTTCTGGAAGGCAGAGAGGCTAATTTAACCGAGCAATACGATGAGGATTTACGAGAATAGTGGGAAAAAATACCTAAGTGTTACAAGTATCATTGATATGATGTATGGGTTTGACAACGAGGGCTTTACTACATGGGCATTGTCTCAGAACATAAACCCTAAGTGGATCACGGAGCATTCGGCCAGTCTTGGAACCAAGTATCATGCTTATTTTGAGAATAGGTTTTACGGCATTAGTGAATGGGCAGATGTCCTTGAGGATGGAGATGAGGGGTACAAGAAGAGTGTTGAGGACTTTTATGCTAAAGGCTGGGAGATAGTAGAAAGTGAAAAGGTTGTGTACTGTGATGAGTTTAGGTTCGCTGGTAGGTTGGACATGGTGATTAAGAATAAGGGCTTGGGAATTGAGAGGGCTTTGGCTGATGTTAAGACATGGGGAGCATGGAGTGGTAAGAATTACAAACGCAGTTCGTCTAAGCTCAAGAAGGTGTCAGACCAGTTGAGTATGTATAGGTATGCACTTGGGGAGGATATACCTATGTACTTAATAGTCCCACAGAAGAATGGGGAGTGTATTATTGAGGGGATAAAGCCTTCAAAACGCTGGAAGAAGTACATCAAAGAGAACCTAGAAAAGATACTTGACATGACCAACTGATGGTGGTAATATAAATGTAATAAAATTATTATATATTCAAATGAAGAATATAATACAAGACAAGTTAGGTAGGTTTAAGTCTTTAAAAATAAACCTATTGGATGGTCAGAGACGGGGAGAGATAGTCTTTAGGAGAGTGTTTCTGATTGTAGTTCTTTACATAATCCTAGTCCTGGTTGGCAAGCAGGTAGCCTACAAGAATGAGGTTAGAGATGCGCAGGCTAAGGAAACTATTGAATGGGTCAACGGGGACAGGGTAACGACCAGGCCTAGTGGCGAAGTTGAGGTAGTCCCAAAGGAGGTCTTTGAGGATAAGACAGATGATAGGGTTGTGAAGATAGAGAAGTTCTTTAGAGTAAACAGAGGGAATGCACCACTTATGGCACATGCAGTAAAGTTTGTAGAAGTTGCCGACAAGTACGGATTGGATTACAGATTGCTTCCAGCTATTGCGACAATGGAGAGTGGCGGAGGGAAGAGTTTATTTAGATCCTACAATGCGTGGGGATATGGGAAGTACAATTTTAGTAGCTTTGATGAGGGTATTGAAACAGTAGGTGCAGGTTTGAAGAAGTACAAGGATAGAGGATTAGTTACACCAGGCCAAATTGCACCAGTCTACTGTCCTCCTAATGCTACTAACTGGGCTAAGGGTGTAGAGCAGTTTATGAATGAGATTGAAGCACTTTAACATCCTAGGGCATTTTGGAAACGAATAGGATCTAGGATGTTCGCGGGAATAGTCGACTGGCCCATGAGGTACGGGTAGTTCCTCGTGGGTCTATACCTTAGTATTGGCCTTAAGCAAGCGAGTGCTAGGGTATAGATTAGAGTTAAATTAAGTCATTGAAAAATGTATACAATACCGATAGAACTTAAAACATACAACAGAAGAGCCGATGGAAGCGTAAGTCTCAGGTGTGAGTCCTTAATCGAGGTTAGCAGTAGTGATATTGCTATTGTGGACTCATACCGAGGCAATACAGGCTTTGTAGTACTTACTGACACAATGGTAGGCAATGAAGTGGACTTGGATGTGGATGAGATTATTAAGAACCTCCCAGAGAATGATGCTATTGATAATTATAAAAGCCCTAGCAAGAGGCTAAGAGATGTACTCTGGGTAGCCTCTAAGCAGAAGCTAGGGCATGAACCGACTAAAGAAGAGTTTGCAGACTTTTACAAAACCCAGTACGAGAAGTTGATAAACCACTATAAATTAAAATTAGACCCTGATATATGAAAACCATTGCAGATATAAGTTACGAAAACCGAGTGCATATCACGACCTTATACAAGCGACTTTCCACTAGGGGGATACCCTTTGAGTATGTGGACGGGGTCAAGGCTGTAGATGAGAAGTATATCCCAAGCTTATTGAAAGAGGGACAGAAGGGTCGTAGACTTTCCAGGGAGGACATGAAGAAATTAGGACTTGACAGGACGCCTTGACAGGACGCCTTGACAGGACGCCTTGACAGGACGCCTTGACAGGACGCCTTGACAGGACGCCTTGACAGGATGCCTTGACAGGACGCCTTGACAAGTCCGATTGAGTTTGGTAATGTAGTTAATAACTTTTGAAAAACTAAAATGCCCCAAAAGATTAAAGAGCAGGAGTCTCTGAGCAAAACGAAGTTAGGCAAGAAACTAGACGACGCCTGGAGTTTAGCAGTTAAGATAAAGGCAGGTTACAGGTGCGAGGTATGCGGGAAGCGATCCACCCTCAATTCACATCACATTGTAGGAAGAAGAAACAGAACGACCCGTTGGGATTTAAGAAATGGGGTCTGTGTTTGTGTTAAACACCACAAGTTTGGCATCGAGAGCTTTCATGAAGACCCCTTGTGGGCTAAAGAGTGGCTTGAAGATAAAAGGTGGGAAGATTATGCCTACTTGTACATGGTTAAAAATCAGATTAAGAAGTGGACTTTTGATGAAATGTTAGAAAGACTAGGGGAGCTGAACAAGATTATACAGAAGGATACTAGATAACTTTAGTACTGCCCAAATGAATAAGACAGAGGCGAGATTTTGCACAAGTTCACAAGGAATTGGAGCATATCTGCTGTGGCACTCCATATACCCTGACAGGGTCGCCGAACTGTCTCCCCTCCCGACGCTACTTTACTTCGGAGAGAAGGATTACGACGGGGTCATGCTTAAATACTGGAAAGGGGTGGTTATTCCTGCTTGTGAGTTTGGTGAATGTCTAGCTACCATACAGAGGGTACTCAAAGAGGGTCAAGTTGATACCGATTGGTTCTTTGATATGTGGGATGAGATATACGACATAAGGAGTGATTACAAGAATCGTGGGCAGTTAGAATTACTGGATGTGGTATAATTGAGTATGGGATGTAAGAGGAAGAAGAAGCGATAAATTACACAAGGGGACAGTGGTTAAAATGGCGGAAGGAAGAAGCGCTAGACCAATTTGATATAAGTTTATAGTAAACCCATAGAGGTTAACAATGAGTACAACTGAAACAGTACAAAAGAGCAAGGACAAGGCGATTATCACAGGTATAGATAGGGACTTTTTCAGACTATACTGTGAGGACAACGAGCAGCTTAAAAAGAGCATGGAGGAACTCATATACATTGGTACACACTCTCAGGACGAGAGGGTCCGTATAGATGTTCATAAGTACATCATATCCCAGTTAATTGGCAACCCTAAACAGGTGGCCGATATAACTTCAAAGGGCGAACAACTCAAGGCCGGTATATTTGTAGACTGGAGCGAGGATGAAGACATACAAACCCCATAAATATCAAAAGGCTTTTCACAGGTCTAAAGCTAGGTTCAGAACTCTCATAGCGGGTCGCCGTGGAGGGAAAAGCATAGCAGGTACAATAGAGGCCCTACACTGGGCTGATACTTACCCTAACTCAAGGGGAATGATAGTAGCCCCAACATACCCTATGTTAAAGGATGTCAATATCCCTATGTTTATGGATTGGGTTCCTGTACACACTATAAAGGCCTGGAACAAGCAAGACCACAAGATACAGTTCGTAAATGGTAGTGAAGTGGCATTTAGAAGTGGTGATAACCCGGACAGGTTAAGGGGTGTAGGTTTGGACTGGCTTTGGCTAGACGAGGCTTCATTCCAGGATAGGCAGGTGTGGGAAGTGGTATATCCAGCACTTACAGACAGGGGAGGGGTAGCATGGATCACAACTACACCACAGGGCTATGACTGGGTATACGAGGGATTTTACAAGCCTGCGATAGAAGGGCAGGAAGACTTTGAAACTTGGCGATATTCAACCGAGGAGAACCCTTACATTGATAGAAAGTTAATCGAGAAGGCTAAGGGCGATTTAAGTGAGGCTATGTTTAGACAGGAGTATCTAGCCAGTTTTGAGAAGTTTGAAGGACTGATATACCCTGACTTTGAGGAGGGTAAACATGTGATAAACATTCCGGAGAGAGACAAGCAGGATACATTCTTTGTTGGCTTAGATGTAGGTTGGAATCATCCAACTGCAATACTACTTATGAAAGAGGATATAGAACATAATCTTTATGTAGTAGACGAAGAGCGAAAGTCCCAGCTTACAGCCATTGAGATAAGCAATCACCTTTCAGCCATTCTTACACGAAATGGGCTTAAACGAGACGATGTTAGCTCATATATCATTGACCCAGCAAGTAGGGGTACACAACAGACCTCAGGAATGAGTATGTACGACCAGTTGGCCGAAGAGGGATGGGGCTTTATTCCGGGTAACAACGATGTAATGGCTGGTATTAACAGGGTTACAAGGCTATTTAGGGAGAACAGGTTGTTTGTAGGTAGAAATTGTGTAATGTTAAAGGAGGAGCTTATGAACTACCACTGGCGAAAGTGGAAGGAGGACGCTGATAGTGACAGGGCTAAGCCGTTTAAGTTGAAAGATGACTTAGTCGATGTTTTAAGATATATAGTAATGAGTCGACCTGATTGGTTCGAGCATCCTAACTTGGACTTGTATGGTAGGATAATTGAGGAGCAGGAGGACACAGAGGGAGAAGACCCGATAGAGTTTTTGGATGAAGAGGAGGGCGACCTTTTGGAAGATGGGGGGGAGTTATTTTAATTATGATATAATTATATATGGACTTAATGATTTTAATTGTGGCAATAGTTGCTGTGTTAGGCCTAGTGGCTATTGGCATTATATTGTTACTGGTATCGCGATCTGAGAGGGAGAGCTTGTATAAGCTAATCAAGAGCAGGGACTTGGGGGAGTATGTAATGGCGACCGCACCTGTTGAAAAGCCCGAAGAAGAGCCTGAGGAGGTCGATATACCAGTTGATGAGATACCATATATTGAAGAATCAAAAGAGTAGAGTGTATCGAAAAAGTCGAGGGAGTAACTTTATCTAAAAAGAAATGGCAAAAGGTATTAAAGAGACCGTTAGAGGCTTGGTAGGTAAGCCCGAGAGAGAAAGCAAGGAAAAGTACGACGAGGCCTACTGGTTGTCGCATACCGAAGCGATGTTTGAAGAGTCTAAGAGCTATCGGAGCACTCATGTTGAAAGGCAATGGTTTATCAATAACAGTTATTACAAGGGCAATCAATCTATTAGATACAACAAATCCACGGGGAAGTTGGCATTTGCCAGTAAAGACCCTATGGACTTCCAGGTTAATCAGATATACGCCACTTGCAGGGCTGTTAGAGGGGCTGTTACAAAGACTGCACCAACTTGGGATGTAGACGCACTTCCTTACGCGACACTTGATTCAAGGACTTCCAGGATACTAGGGGAATACCTAGCCTTTGTGTATGATAAGTTACATCTTAAACACTTAGTTAAAAAGGCTGTACTTTATGGTATGTTGTACGGTCAGGGTATATTCCAGTATGGGTATGACGCTGCGGCCGACGAGGGTGAGGGACTACCATGGATACAGGTACTTGACCCATTTGACACTTACATTGACCCATATGCCACCGATATAGACAACGCCAGGTATGTAGTCAGGGTTATATCAAGGCCAAAAGACATAGTAGAGAGAAACCCACATTACGACAAAAAAGTGGTCAAGGAATTAGCCACAACTTCAAAGCAGAGTGAAAGTATGTACAAGGAATTGCTTAATACTAGGGACAGTGATGTGAGTTCCATGTCTGAAAACCTACTCTTACACGAAACCTGGTGTATTACAGAGGACGGGGTAAGGGTAATAACCACTTGCGAAGACAAGATCCTTAGAAACGAACTTACGGCCTTTAAGAAACTACCCTTTGAGCTATACTTCCCAGATGTTACTTTGAACGAACTGTACGGTGAGGGCTGGGTCAAGAACTTAGTCCCACTTAACAAGGCCTTAAACTACTTAGAAAGGTCTATACTAGAGTACAACATCATATTTAGTAAGGGTAAGTACATTACCGATTCCAACTCAGGTATTAAGATAATCAACAACCGAAACGGACAGATATTAAGACACAAGCCTGGGCACACAGTAACTCAAATGGACATGAAGCCAATGAGTTCAAGTGCATTCAGTCAGATAAACAACATTAAGGAGTACATACAAAACATAGGGGCCGCACACGAGGCATTTATGGGCAAGGCTCCAGCAGGGGTTACAAGTGGAATAGCCTTTGACACTTTAGTTGCCAATGCCTACACCAACATTATAGACTTAATCGACAACCTAGCCGATTGCTTAGCAAGACTGGGGGAGGATATATTAGATTTGGGCTATGAGTATCAGTTGATTACCAAGCCATTCAGAACCCAGGGGGGAGAAATGTATGGGCTTATCAGTGGCCAGGTAGGGGAGGAGAATGTCCCTAGGGTAGTCAAGGACGGGAAGGAAGTTATGGGT